GTAATATCATAACTTATTTTCATATATCTTATTCAGGTAATACTCCAATATATGAAAGAGCATCCATATAATCACGCTCTTCAAACGTTTTCATATTTTTCATGTCCATTTTATATTTCATAAATTGTCCGGATTTACCCGGGATTGGATGGTTTTTCTGGTCTTCTTCAAGGATAGGGATAGCTTTAACAGCAGCCCATCTCCAATTTGAAATATTAGTACCATTGGCAAATACCATACCTTTATCTTCAACATTAATTGTATTTGGTAACCAAATCAATCCTGTTTCAGAATCAGTCCAAGCTAAATCTTTATACAACTCAGGTAATGTTTCCATTTGTTGCATGTAAAATTCATGATCCTCTTTCATAAAAGAATTAGTCCAGAACCCACATGAAATACTCATGTAAGTATAAATTTCAGGGGCAACTTGTAATTTATAGCACAAGTCCCCTCCAGATTTAGGACAATTAATAATTTCTTCGTGTTGCATTATTGTTCTACTTTTTTAAATTTTGGTAATTCGATTTTTTTCAATTGAGGTAATTGAAGTTTTAATGGTTTTGGAAAATCAGGAATTTTTTCAGTAAATACTTTATCTAATTTTTCTTTCATTGCCTCATATGAAAACTTAGTTCTACTTTGGAAACCTTGACGTTTTGCTTTATCTATATAGTTTTTGTAATTTTCAAATACATCTTTTAAATATCCACCGGTTTGTCCATAATCAACACTAAACCATTCTGCATCTGAAAGTAACATATGGTTAGCAGCAGATGGATGTACTTTAGTCATATTACCTGAAAGTAAGGTAGTAAATTCTGGGTTTAAGAAATCAGTATGCCCACTCCAATTTGTAGCAATGATTGGTTTGTTGGTAAGTGAAAATTCAAGTAATGGACGACCGAATCCTTCTCCTTTAGTTAAGTTAATCATTGCTTTAACTTTGGAGTGATTATAAATTTCGTTCATTTCAACATCGGTAAATTCACCATGCAATAAATAAATGTTAGGTAAATTAGTTGATTTAACCGTATCTTTAATCATTCTAATACGTTTGATTAATTCATCTCGATCCATATAAGAAGAACCTACAGTTGAAGTTTTCAAAATAAGTGCTGGTTTCTTAGATTTGTTTTTAAACGTTTCATAAAACGCTTTAACTAACAATCCTACATTTTTTCTATCTTCACCTAAAGCACCTTGCATCCAATGCCCTACAAATAGATAAGCAAAATCTTCTTTTACATTAGATAAGTCAAATGTTGATTTTACTGGTTTATAATTATCAACATTAATACCTTCAAATATAACTTCACTATCTCCATTCCATTCAATTAATTCAATTGTTTGGTTGGTTTGTTGGTCGCGTTTTTCAAATTTACTTTCTCTAAGTACCTTAATAGTATGTTCAGATGAACCCAAAATCAAATTCATTCTTTTACATCCTTCAATCCAATCTGCAGGAGCAATTGTTGTTTCAATTCCAGCTGTACATCCAATATTAAATTTTCCTACAGGTTGGAATTCATTTGGAACTGTAATTTGCATCCAAATTTCAGGTTGTTTTGGTATTTGGTTATTTGGTAGGACTAAGTTCAATAAAAACTCCCATTCAGGGTTAGCTTTACAAAATCCAAATGGAGTATTACCCCATCTTTGAGTAAGTAATCTTACATTATACTTATCAGTTTCAATAATGGCTTTAACTAAATCTCTTGAACGAGCACCATAACCACTGTAGGTATCAAAAGGGCAACTTATAATAAATAATGGTTTCATCTTAATATATAAATTTATGTTTAATAATTCTATCTTGTACTTCATTAACGTTGATCAACTCATATTTTTCTCGTGGAGTCCACGTGTTAAATAATTGATCTATCGCGTTAATCGCTTTTTCCCCCATAGCTTCACCTGTGAAACCTACTTCATTTACAGCCCAATTTCTACCTGTTTTACCAAGTTCTTTTCTCATTGTTCTATCTAAAGCATAAACATTTCCAATTTGAACAGCTGCATCTTCTGCTGTACATCTATCATCCCAAATATAAGGTGTTTTAGGTGAACCTTGAATTGAACGGTTAGTTGGGTAAACTGGGAATGCCCATGCACCATGATTTTTATAACGTCCTGTATGGTTTGAAGGGATTTCTGGAGTTGGTGTGTACCAATTTCCATATTCATCTTCAAATCCCATTTGATCTTGCATTCCACCTGTTACGTTAGCAATAATAACTGTTCCTGCTAAAATTGCCTCTGTCAATGCTAGACCCCATCCTTCATTTGAAGTTAATAGAATTTGGGCATCTGCAATATTATACAATTGGTTTAATTGTTTATTGTCTAACTTGTTTTGAGAAAAATAAATTGCCTCAGGATAATCAGGGAATAAAATTTTACGTACTTCATCTAAATCAGTTCCATGTTCACTTACTACTTCAGTATGCATAACCATAGTACATTTTTCTGCTTTTTCTTTAGGTAATGTATCTAAGAAAATTCTAAACGCTAACATTGTATCAGGAATTTGTTTGCGTCGGATATTTCTTGAATTAAAGAATACAACGAAATCTTTTTCTTTACCTCCAAACAAATTAGATCTAAATTGTTCAAGTTCTTTCAATTCATCCTCTTTTTCAATTGGATAATAATGTTCATGATTTAAACCGTGAGGAACATATTCAATGATTTTTTTACCTCGTTTTTCATCCAAAACCAATTCATTAATCAATTTTGTTTGTTTTGAAATTGCTAACAAAGCATCACATGACTCATAAAATGATTTGTTGTACAATGGAGCTGGGTAATCATCCCAAATATTTAAGTAAATAATCGGCATGGTTTTTCTAATCTCATTTTCAATTTGGAACAACCATTCAAAATACCTTGGATCGGTAATTAACATAATTGCATCAGGTTTTTCCATTGCAATCAATTGTCTAATCAAATCAGCATCACCATATCCATCTACAGGGTACAAAAATACAGAAGAATCAGATAAACCTGTGTTTAGGTTAGTATCTCCACTTATGTCAAATCGTTTACCTTTTTCTGGATGATTAATTGCTCCTGCAAGATTGACCCAATTAAAATGTTGGGCTGTGTTTAAAACTAATTCACGTGCTACTGTAGCTACACCGGAGTGTACTCTTAAGTCATCACAAATTAGCATAATTTTCTTCCGCTCGTTTTGCGGCAAATACTTAAAACTTGAATTCATATAACTATTTTAATTTTACTAAATGTAAGAAATTAATCTTCGGTTTCCAAACTTAAATCACTATGGTTGTGAACATGTTTTCTAAAGGTTTCATCTGTTAAATAAAGATGAACTGCTCGTTCGGATAGTTTTTGAAAGCTAAATTTGCGTTTGATGCATTCAACTTTAAATTGCTCAAATAGATCTTTATCTAATTTGACAGATGTTAATTGTTGGTTTTTTTCACTCATGGTATATTTTTATTTATTTATATAATATACATATATAAGGGAAATTAAAAAGTCGCAGAACATAAATGAGTTTTGTGAAACGGACACCAATTACAATTTTTATGGGGTGTAGGTATATGTTCAACATCTTTATATCCATTTCGATCAAATGCTTGTTCTATAAACGAGTCAATGGATTTAGATACTTTATTCAATTTTACTTTACCCGATGCAGGTTTATACAATTGTACACGTTTGATTACAAAGTCTTCACTTTCATATAACTTACGTTTTACAATCATAAATTCAATGTCTATATTTTCTATTGGATGATTATATATTTCAGCGAAGTACTTTTTGTATAGAATAAGTTGGAATTGTTTATTTTCGTCTGATTTTTCTCGCTTACTCCAACCTGACTTGCTGGTTTTAATATCTATAATCTTGATTTTGTTTGTTGGTTCATGATACATTACTATATCAAGGTAACCTTGAAACATTACATTATATAGTTTAGTTGATGGATTTAAGATAAGAGGTAACTCAACTCCAACTAAATGCCAACCACGTTTAGAAAAATATTTTGTTTTATCTTTTGTAAATTCTCGCATAATAGCTACTCCATCTTCAAAAAATTCACCCAATTCACCTGGTTCTGAAAAATGTTGGTTGTTGTTTGCTTTGTATTGTTTTTTATATTCCTCTCGTAATATATCTTGGAGCATTTCGGAAGTGTTTAAACGATCTGCTTCTGCTCCACTTTTTTCATACATTGTGGTCAAATATGATTGAAGTACTTCATGCAATGCGGTTCCAAAAACAGTATGAATAGAGGAAGTGAATTGTTTATGTCCTTCTTTGTATTGTAGTGACCATTTTTTAGGACACTCATTAAACATAGACAATTGGGAATATGAAATGGATTTTTGAGTTGCGTAATCAATTTGGGGCAATTGTCTGCTCTTAATTTCTTTCAATAAGGGAGGTAACTTCTTTTTCATTACCTAAAGATACAAAAAAAGCCTGCCATAGGCAAGCTTTTCTTTAGTTTTCAAAAATATCCCTGTAGCGATACTAGGATAATTTTTATAGCCGTAGCTATACGGTCCTAAGCCGTTTCTTTGATTAGTGTTTCTTTTTCTGAAGTTCTTTGCTGTATTCAGCAACTGGTATTGGGGTTCCAACAGGGAAAGGGAAGCCTACTTTAGCAGCCGTTATTGAAGTCATGCCATTTACAACAGGTATTGCTTTACGTAATGGAACTGCAGCTTCATTAAGTGGGCCATAAACTCTTGCCAATACAATACCTGTAGATGTTGTATCAAAAATAATTCCTGGCATCGCAAACATATTGCTTTCACTTGTACTTGGAGAATCTAAATTGATCACAAATGCTCTATTCTCAGGTGTCATCAATTCCCATTCTTTAGTTGAAGGGTTAAATTGTGGGATGGTAGTTGTTGTATCGTAATACCAAAATAAAGACCATACAGTATTAGTTGTACCATCAGGAGTTTGGAAATTATTGTTTACATTAAATTTTCCATATGTTCCACTAACACCACTCATTGCTAAGTTGGAAAGAGATGGACCCGATAATACAGGGCATATAGCACATCCTTCATCATATACAACACCTTGCACTACAATCTTTTTTCCTGTAGGGAGAGCAGCTGATGCTCCACAAAAAGCAAAAGATCCTTGATGTATCTTTACAATTTTATCAGATTTAATATCTTCTAACGTTTCAGTTTTTGTACTTGTATTACAACTAAATAACATAGTAGCTGTAAAAATACTCAATAACAATTTTTTCATAATGTTTATTTAATGATGCCTGCTCTTACTTGCCATGCTCTGATTTCAGCAATATCTTCTTGAGATCCAATTATTGAACTGTAATCATCCATTGTTAATGTTTTACCTGTAGATGATAAAGAGATAATGTTATCCGCTACATCATGCAAATCCATGTCTGTTTGAGCATCTTCTCTAGCATATTCGAGTAAACGAATAAATAGAGGAACATCTACTGTAATTATATCTTTTGGGTTCATTGGATTAGTTTTTCTAATTCTTCAGCAGCATATAGCATTTCTTCACCATCTTGATCTACTTTATACCAAGGACCATTTAAAGCGCTTTCATCATATGCTTCTTTATCTACTTCATAGTATCCAATATCTTTTAAAGGGATAGAATTGAAATTAGGGTAAACTTGAGTAATCATACCTTCATCTGTTTCTGCAGAAATATCTAAAGGAGCAGTAATTCTAACACTGTCATTAACTGATAACATGTTTTCATATATTCCACCTTCTTCCATTGAATATTCATCAGGTGAAGACCCTGCTTTTGTAGCAAATAAATCAGCTGCTTTTTCATACAATTTATCCTTTAATGCTTTAATTACATCTAAAAATAAATCTTCGTTTGTTATAACCTCATCTGGTAAATCCATATCTGCAATTAAATCTTGAGCAATTTGGTATGCGGCCATAGTATTATTCTCAGTAACTTCTTTACCTTCACCTAATTCATAATCACCACTAATAGCTTGATTTAAAGCTTCAGGAGCATCAATGTCATCTTCTGTTATATCAATTGTTTTTTGCATGATATCAAGAGCATCTTCTTTACTCATAGATCCATCAGATAAAGTATTTTTAAGATTTTCTAATTCGTCTACCATCTCTGGGGTGTATTCCATATCATCTGCTAGGGAAATCATTTGGTCAATGTATGACTTTAACATTTTAGAATCTATCATTTCTTCAGCTTCATTAATATCTTTGATATCGTCTCTTTCTCTATTTGGTTTTACTTGGTAACGCTCACCTAAGAAATGTTCAAATGCCATTTCATAATCTGTTTTTGGTGTTGCTGGGATTTGGTTAATTGCTCCTATCCCTACAATTCCTCCAATCATATGTTCGTTTAAAGATTCTTTTTCAGTATTTTCTTGTAATTTTGCTTTGTATTGGCCTTCTGTGATTACACCTGCCAACATTTGCATTCTAAGTGTTTCGTTTGTCATTTTAAGTATTTTATTATAAATATTATGAGTTTTTTGCTTCACGCACTACCTTTAGGGTTTTCTGCATATACAAAATATCATCCATTTTTTCCTGGATTGAATGCTCTAACCAGTCCTCTAAAGATAGGTCATTACGATCTAAGTCTGTTCCGTATTTGGCTTTACCTACTGTTGCTCTATCAATAAATTGGTCTATAATAGAATCTACAATAGAATCGGTTCTTTTAACTGTTCGAGTAAGTAATGATTCAAATTTTGGTCTTCCGACATCTGTATTTTTTGTCATTTTTTTAATAGTTTTTCTACTTCTTTTTCATCTACACCCATATCATAAAGCACCCTTCGGGAACCATGTTCATTTAATATGTCAATATATTCTTCGGCTTCACCTAAACCACATTCAAAATATTTTGCTACGTACTCTACCAACGTAGTGTTTTGTTTTTTGTTTCTTGACTTGATGTATTTCAAGAACACTTTTGTTTTTGGGATCATCTCTCTATAAATTATATATGTTTGCTGCTTGTTCTCGTATGATAGAGTTTGAATATAGTTCGCCAATTCAACAAAACGTATATCCATCGATACATATCGATGAATCATATAAGAGTTCCATTTGTCCCACGATTCTTCCGAAATATTTTCGGGTGGTGTTTTATAAAGGGTGATTTCATTCAACCACCCCCAAATATCTTTTATCTGTTTTTTAGACATCTAAAGTAATATCTTTATATTCTTCTCTCAATTCAGGTGGGAGTGAATCTACTAGGATTTTTTTCGAGTCCAAGCAATAAAATACTGGGATTGGAATTAAAGCATCTTCATCTGCTCCTACTAAGAATTTAGAGATTTTACGGATTACTACTGCTTGTCCGAATAATTTACCTCCATCAAAACCTTCTACTGGTGTAGTGTTTTTGAAATCAATGTTCATTTTTGGTTGTTCCATTTTGTTTATTTATTTGTTTATTTTTTCTTTTCTATAATCTATAAAGTCAGCTATAAATCCAGCTGCTACAATTAGGTTTAATCCAAGCGACATTATGATTTCATGTATGTCAGCATATATTGTTGTCATCAAGTGGATATGTCCGATTGTCCAGAAAGGTACAGCCAAATTTTGAGATATCCACGAAAGAGTATATCTTAATAGATGTTTCATAGCACTTCTATAATTTTAGCAATTGCAGACATTACATTTATTTCTTTATCTATTCGGAAATTTGCTTGATACAAATGCTCATTTAAAATAATTGCTACCGACCCTTCATTTCCAGGAGCATATTTAGGAGCGTATTCAAATAGATTGCGATATAGTTCTTCAAAATCCTTAACGTTTGAGTCTGCTATAATTTGTCTAATAGTAAGCCATTTTTTACCACCTGCTAACTCTTTTAATACATCTTTGACATAGTTGTTTGAGGTCAAAACAGTTCCATCAAGTACAACAGCATCATCCTTTACAGACATTTGAATTACATTCAACATCTTTCTCATGTCAGGGTAGTACTGTAGAATTAATGATTTGATATCTTCTTGTTCGTACGACAAAGATAATTGATCAGCTAAAATCCAAGTTAAATGGTTGTACACATCCATTTTTGTTGGGGGTACAATCTTAAGTACCTGGCAACGTGATTGAAGTGGGTCAATGATTCGCTCAATAAAATTACAAGTTAAGATAAATCGAGTTGAGCGAGAGAATGTTTCAATTACGTTTCGTAAAGCGGCTTGCCCCTGGATAGTAATAAAATCGGCTTCATCTAGGATTACTACTTTAATACCTTTCCAAGATGCAGCACTAGCAAATCCTTTTACTTTCTCTCGAATAGTATCGATTCCATTTTCATCAGATGCGTTTATATAAAGATAATCGCAATCTAGATTTTTAACGATGATTTTTGCTAGGGTAGTTTTACCTGTTCCTGCCGGACCATAGAAGATGAAATTTTGGATATCACCTTGGTCTAGGTACTTTTGGATTGTTTCTTTAATGTTTTCGTTACCAACATAGTATTGCAGTTCGGTAGGACGAAAACGTTCTACATATAACGTATTTTCTTTCATAACCATATTATACAAAAAAAGCCTGCACTAGGCAAGCTTCTTTGTTTTATTTTATAATCCTGCTAATTTTTTCATTCTATATAAATCAAAATCAAATTCCATTTCCTCTTTTAACGTAGATTTTTTAACTAGAAGTTTTTTACGTTGATCAGCTGAAATACCAGTTACAATTAGTTTGTATTGTCTTCCAGCTTCTGTTTCAACTGCTTCTGTTTCGTATTTTGCTGTTGGAACCTCTCCAATTTCTTTTTGAAATTCTTTACGGATTTTGTCTATTTTATCTAAACTGTCTGCTGTTACAGATAATGGTGGAACTGTTGTTGCTTTTGGTTTTTCTACTGTTTTTGGTGCTTCACCTCCATCTTGTTCAACATCCACTAATTGGAATTCAACTCCTGCATTGTCCATGATTGTTTTCAATACTTTGGACAAATATGGTTTTGTTTTGTATGGATTTTCAAGTGTTGATGGGAAGATGATTTTACCATCTTTTACTACATAGTGAATGTCTTGTTCCAATTTACCAGCATATTTTTTTAAATTATCTGGAGTTTTCATTGGAAAATAATTTTTACCGTATGTACCAACTAGATTTTTTGGAAGTGATTTGCCTGGAAGGGTAAATAGGTAATCGTTTAGGCTACCATCGTTTCCTTCTGCTTGCCATCTTTCAAATCCAGATTCTGCTTCTTTTTCAGTAGCAGCCCATGCTTCCGGCACTCTATTTTTAATATCGATTAACTTAAATGCTTTTTCATCTTCCGAACGAGAATCCCAATCTTTCCAAGCAGCTCCTGCTTTTTGAGCAGGAATTGAAGGTCCGAATGCTTTTACAATTGCTTTAGGGTCACGCATATTCTGTGCGTAAATACCGTAGTTAGCGGTATTATTCATAGCATCAAGTGCCGCGTTTAAATCCGTTGGTTGAACAGCAAGGTCGTAATTGACCTTCATTTGTTTCATTCCATCTTCATCGCCTTCAATTTCGCGTAGGATATCTGTTAATTTCATAATTATACATATTACTGATCCCCGTAAATGTTATATCGCTTAGGAGGTTCGGGTGATTTATTTTCAGTTCGAATAACATATACTTTACTATCCAAAGGAGCTAAACGGAATTCTGCTTTTTCTTGGTTTTTTTCAAACCATGCCTCTAAAACACTAGTAAGTGAATTGTATACTGTTTTAGTATCATCGCCAACAAGCACCCAGTTATCACCAGGTGCTTGTCTATTAGCGATTAATTCATTGAATTCTACTTGTTCCATATTACATCATTCCCATCATTGATGGATCAAATCCACTATCTTTTTTATCTTCTGGGGTGTCAACAATAGTACATTCTGTTAATAGGATTGTTCCTGCGATTGAAGCTGCGTTCATAAGTGCATTTTTAGTTACTTTATGTGGATCAATAATACCTGCTTCTTTCATATCAACGATAGTTTCTGTTTTAAGATTGTAACCACTCCATACACCTTTAGCTTCTCCAATTTGCATGTTAATTGGGTACATATCACGCTCATCATATCCTGCATTATGTAAAATGATTTCAAACGGTTTACCACATGCTCTGTAAACTAATTTTTTACCGTATTTGAAATCATCTGATTCAGATTTTGAATAAGTGATACCTTCACGTGCATATAGTAAAGCTGAACCACCACCTGGAACAATGCCATCTTCTAAGGCACATTGTGTAGCGTGTAAAGCATCATCCACACGGTCTTTTTTCTCTTTCATTTCAGTTTCAGTACTTCCACCTACGTGAACCAAAGCAACTCCACCTACAAATTTAGATAAACGTTCTTGTAATTTTTCAGCTTCAAATGGTGTAGAAGCATTTTCAATTTGAGAGGTAAGAGATTCTACTCGTGATGTAATTTCTTCTTCTTTACCATCTCCATCAATAATTGTAGTTTTTTCTTTAGTAACTGTAACTGTTTTAGCATTACCTAACCATCCAAAATCAAAACGATCAAGCTTCATACCTTTTTCCTTATCAAATACTTTTCCACCAGTTAAGATAGCAATATCTTCAAGGATTAATTTACGACGCTCACCAAAATCAGGAGCTTTAACTGCTACTACTTTAAGTGTACCACGCATTTTATTTACAATCAATGTAGCTAAAGCTTCACCATCAATATCTTCTGCGATGATTAATAATGATTTTCCTTTAGATGCTACACCTTCTAAAATATGTACTAATTCTTTTACATTTGTAAAACGGTGATCTGCTAATAAGATAGAAACATCTTGTAATGTAGCTGACATATTGTTATTGTTGGTAACAAAATATGGGGATTTGTAACCACGTTCAAATTGAATACCTTCTACAACTTCTAAATATGTTTCGTCTGTTTTAGATTCTTCAATATAAACTACACCTTCACGTCCTACTTTTTCCATAGCACGAGAAATTAATTTACCTACTTCAGGATCATTATTTGCTGAAATAGTAGCAATTTGTTCTAATTGTTCTTCAGATGTAATTTTTTCTGAATTTGATTTGAGGGTAGCTAATACTTCTTTTACACCGGCATCAATTCCACGTTTGATTTCAACGGCATTTGCTCCTTCGTTTAATTTAGTTAAACCGCCTTTAACTAACTCACGAGCCAATAAAGTAGATGTTGTTGTGCCATCTCCAGCATGATCAGCTGTTTTGATAGCTGCTTGTTTTACCATTTGAGCACCTAAATCCTCAATTGGGTCTTCTAATGAAGCAATTTGTCTTGCAACGCTTACACCATCTTTGGTTGAAACAACCACTCCATTCTCAATGTATACAACATTTCGTCCGTTTGGGCCTAAAGTTGCTACCACAGCGTCTGCTAAAGTATCAATACCTTTAACTAATTTTTTTCGAGCTTCTGCTCCAAATTCAATTCTCTTACTCATTTTCTTCTTTATTTATTTTAGCTAAAATTTCTCTTTCTTTTCCGATGTAATATTCATCTCCATTGAATTGTAATCTTGAAAATCCCATTGTAGGTAAAATTACAATATCTCCTACTTTTAATTGGGTTGGAATAAATCCAATTCCTCCGTATTCTGAACCAGGTCCTACTGCTACTACTTCTCCTTGTTCGTTTCTGTCTTTTCCAGCATCTGGAATAAAGATTGAACCAAATTGTGTTTCTTCTGATTCAAGCGGCTTAACGATTACCGCATCAAATAATGCTTCTAATTTACTCATAACTCTACTTTGTTTAACATTGTTTCCATTCCTTCTTTAACTGCATTCCAAGTACCGATATAACCTTGAATGGAATCGTATTCGGCTTGGTTTTCATAAAATTTTTCTTTGGCTACACGATTTAACGCGTTTCTGAATGAAGAGTAGTAACCTACTACCTTCTCTGTTTCTTTACCAGTTGCTTCTTTGCCAGCAAATCCTCTTAGGGATGTAGATCTTTCTACAACGGTAAAATTAGTTGAATCTTTGACAATATAAAAGGGTTCCATTGATGGATCCTTAATTGTACATAAATTGGATTGTGTGTCATTCTCGTCTCTAGCGGGACGACCGCGTCGTTTGGTTTCTTCCATAACTAATTTTTAATTTATAACTGTAATATACGAAAACTTATTTAAAAAGCCAAATTTTAATTGGCTTTATATAATTTGCTTTGATATCCTCTTTCTTCTAAAAATGAATTTATTTGTTGAATATATTCACTGTCATTAGGTAATTTTTCTCCAACTTTACCGCTTGGAACAAGTTCAACTTCAATAGAAAATTTACCATCTGAAATTTGATGGCCTGTTGTATCTAAAGGTTTAAGTCTAGCTACATCTCTAAATGGAGCTTTTTTTTCTCCTCCATTAACAAAATTAATAGCATCTAAAAGTTCATCAGCATCAGATCCTATGATTTCAAATTTATTTTCATTTAACATATCTTTATATTGGCCTTCTGTGATAATACCAGCTAACATTTGCATACGGAGTTGTTCTTGTGTCATTTTATTTTGTTTATAAATATATTAAAAAGCAGACTCTTCACGTCTTACCATATAGTATTCGCTAGTAGTGTCTTCTGATTTGAATTCAAGTTTCATTAGACCTTGGTAGCTCAAATATAGAGTACCGCTTTCTAGATCTTTGTTTGCTTGAAATATGTTTTTGAAGATATCTGAATTGAATGGGATTTCACATTTTTGTTGTTTGATTTTACCATACATTTGGTATGTGATTTTGTTATTGTGTCCTTGCTCATCTCCAAATGTGAATACACACATGTCATCGTCGTTCAAATCTTTATCAACAGATACTGTTAATAAACCAACTCCTGCTAAAGCGGATTTTGCTTTAACTAGATTGTCAACATTTTCTTTCTCAAGTGGAAGAATAGCATCCCATTCAGGTTCACTTACAGCACCTACTTTACCAATCAATAAAGGATCAGCTAAAGCGTATGTCAAGTTAAAAGATGCATCTGCAAATCTCATTTTGGTATAGACTGATTTGCCTTTCTCTAACTCAAACATTAAGTCACCTTGAGTAATACCTAATAGGTTCAATAGTTTTTTAGTATCGAAAATAGCTAATTCACTATCCTCAATATCAATATTATTGTGGGTGATTTTACCTATTACCTCTTTTGAAATTGACATAAAGTCAATTGTAAGGGTTTTGTCTTTGATTTTCCACTTAACGGACTCGTTTTCGCCTAAGTAGTATTTGTTTATAACGCTTTGTAGAACTAATTTATTTACCATGTGTTAAAGATAAGAAAAAGCCTGTCGGGAGACAAGCTTTTCTATAAGAGTTTATTTAAAAAAATAATTATTTTATATAAATCCAAAAATACTCATCATCATATATATAATCTTCTAATTCTGGGAGTTTCTTAGCTAGTTTAGCATTTACATCCAGATTATCCATCCACATAGGTAATGCTTTTTTACTAAACTCATTTTGGCTCAATACAGATTTAGTAGCTTTTGAAAAATCTTCTGAGTTAATTTTAGGGGATAATTTCCAACTAGAAATCCCCATTAAATGAGGATCAACCATTTTAAATTTTAATTTTTTTGGGTCGATATCTGTTTTAACAGATAACTGTTGTATAAAACTATCATACCATTCAGGAAATATCATATTTTCATTTAGCATGTTTTTATATTGGCCTTCAGTAATAATACCAGCCAACATTTGCATTCTAAGTTGTTCTTGTGTCATTGTGTTTTATTTTATTTGTTATACATATCATGATATTATTTATTCTTTAAATCTCCAAATATAATTAAATGCTTTTTTTTGTTTTTCTTGACAACATCTATTTATACTATTATGACTTAAATTTAATGTAAGAGATATTTCCTTTAGGGAATCCCATGTTTTAAGAAAATTTCCATTCAAATCGTATTGAAATATTTTTCTCTTTTTATTGTTTGAGGGTTTACCTAGTTTAGATTCTCTCATTTTTTGTTTAGTAAGAACAGAATGCGTGTGATTTTGAAAATTACTAGGTTTACCTAGTTTAGATTCTCTCATTTTTTGTTTAGTTTCTTTTGTTCTTTTTTGTCCTTTAATTTTATTTTTTACATGATCTGAAAGGGGACCAAATGATCCTATATCATATAGATTACAAAATAGAACTCTATTCCATTCTCCTCCCTGGGACTCTAATGTAATTATTTTCCAGTAGCTTTCTTTTTCAAATAATTCATCAACTAAACATTCTTCTATAATTTCAAATGTATGATTTTCCCACCCATATCTTTGAATTGAATTATATATTTTAGGACCCATTATTCTTTTATCTATACATTTATATGCAGATTTCCTTTTATTAATGTTAATAGATTGACCAATATATATTTTACCTTTAGGGTTAGTTATTTTGTATATTCCTACCATATGTTATTTTATTATAAATATATGGAAGGTGGGTTTTTAATTTAAAATTATAAATACATTTTATGAGAAGTTAAAGAACTTTGCACGATATGGATTGAGGGAAAGCTCCCAACCAATATCATTGTATACTGTTTCTAATTTGTTTCGCATTACACTATCAAATAAACCATCCCTATCAATGTACTTGTTGATCAATTCAGTAATATCATCTGGATCATTATAGCCGTTGTATCCTATAGCATCAATCTGGTAAGGGTTTGGTTTCAAGTTAGCAATATACATTTTGTCTCCAATTGTAAATTCAGGGTATTTGACATTTAGCTTCTTGTATTTCAAGAAATCATTATATCTAATAGCTGCTTTAGTGTTTACCGGGCATTTCAATTTTAGTTTGGTAAATAATTCACCTGCCATAGGTCTACGCTCAATATATTCACCCATTTTCTTCAATCCAGTTGGTTTTAATAGCTTGATCCATTCAATTTCACCTACCATTTGTTTGAACTCCATTACGTCTTTATCTATCTCAATTTTGGGTTTACCAAATAGGATATTTTTGATCAGGTTTTCTCCAAAGTTTCTAAATAGAGGTGGGAAATTAGATTTCATAATGTCTAATCCTTTCATCTCTAGTTCCTCGATTTCAACACCTTCTTTGTTTACAATATACATTGCATAACGGCGTTTTCCAGACCAATACGCTTTTTCAGCGATTACCTCTTGTTTGAGTACAAAGTGGTGTGATTCGGTCATATTGAACAGATCTTGCGATATATTGTTCAGATTATCGTTTGCTACCTGTTGTAGTTCCTCAGTCAAAACAAGTAAACGTTTGATTTTTTCTTCACGATCATCGTATTTCAAATCTGGGTTTCTGTGCTTTAACAAGTCAGTTAATTCCATATAAAGTGAATCGGTATCAGAGGCGATTACAAATGTTTTAGGATCAATATCTAATTGTTCTGAAATGTAGTCGTTTACAAATGCGATAGATTCTTTGGTTAAACGTTGTCCACTATTTGTAATGGCAGCAGAACATATTTTGAATCCATCTGTAAAACGCCATGAATTAATTGCATATGTACCGTATAATGCGTTTTGGAGGATTTTGAATGCCATTTGGTACAAGTCATATAACTTGTAGTTTACCCAATCTTCTGCTTTACCTGCTGTTTTCTTAAGTGCTCTATAGTGCTCTCGTTTATCAAACCAATCCTCTAATACCTCACAAGCTATACTCTTTTGATCTGTTCTATAAAACGCCCCACTAGCTGAAATAGTCCAATTATTGTCTTCAATTAGACGAATCAAGGCACCTGCTGCTATTGTAGCATCTTTTAGAGCATAAGAAGATTTGACTAGCTTTTGTATATGTAGTTTTTCTTCCGGATCAAGTTTCTTTAACTGCTCAAGTGAATTGTATTGCTCGTAATTGTTTTTTGTAACAATTCTACCTACCAATGTTTCAACACCCAAATTCAATGATTTGATAATTGAAGGATATAGTGAGGTAAAGTCAAGGTCACTTACATCTGAATATAGTCCAGGGATAGGATCAAGCAAATAACCACCTGCATAACTATCCTTTTTACGAATCGTTTTAGGGAAACGGTTCATATATTTTCCGGACATTGTTTTTACAACAATATTGTCTTTCTCAAAGCTATATACAGTACCTTCAATTGTTGGAGTACCTCGTTGGTGTATAACGTGATCACCGAGTTCAAGCTCTCTAATGGAAGGATTCGTTGTCGTTGGTTTATTAGGTGCAATAATACCCTTGCGTTTTAAATACGTTAAAATCGCTCCTTCATTTAATGCTGTATTGTAGTAGATTGATTCATATGGTGTATGACATAAGTGAGAGATCAAAATAGTCAATTCAATGAATTTCAATTTTTCCTCTAACACTTCAATGATTTCAACATCTCGAATGTTATAGTCTATAAACTTGATTGGATCTTCTCTAAATAAAGTATCTAAACTACCATTGTATTCAATTTTACCTAGCTTAGCATATTTAGTTCCAATATCACCTAACTTATATGATGGTTCTTCTTTGGCGATATATTTTTTTAACAGCAACATATAGTCCAAACTGTTAACTAAACCAATTCTGATTGGGTCGTTTGGTTGGGATAATGTTTCTGTGATTTTACCTATAGGGGATAAACGATATACTTCATCTCCTAAACGTTTTTGTATTCTGTAGTACAAATAAGGAATATCGAAGAAGTCACTGTTGTACCCTGCAACGAATCCTTCCATTAGAGAGCTTGAACTCGGTGATCACGTTATACACCAACGAGGTACTCCAACAATTGAAGGTACTGTATATAGCTTTGAGAAAGACAATATTGTT